TAGTTGTTGCATTACTCACAGAATCAGTAGTAACTATTGGATTTGTTGTCGTTTGGTCTTGATCTCCCCCTGTATCATCGCTTAAACTTCCTGAAACTGCATTATCATAATAATTAGAATTTGATACAATATACCAACTTGCATTTGCTTGATAAACTCTTGAATTTGTTAATCTTAATATATTTTCTAATACTTCTTTTGAACTTTTTTTAGCAAAATTTTCAGTAAAAGCAAATTCATTAATTAATATATCTTGATATAAATTGTTGTTGGAGTTTACAACAGATCCTGAAACTGGATCAACTTTTCTAATATTATTTTGAACATATATATCGAAATCAAGACCTGTAAAGTTTAATATTTTATGTAAATAATGCCATGCCCTATCAATGTTTGTTTGTTCACCTGTTGCAACTTTAATTGTACCATCAGCATTGGTTGCAATATCACCATCAGGAACTAAATAAGAATCAAGAGTTCCTAAATTATCAATTGCTCTTAAACTTATATCAAAAGGTTTTGACTGTATGGCTTCCCTAAATGTATCTGAAACTAAATACCCTTCCCAATAAACTTGAAAAATTGTTGATGCTGCCCAATTATAATCGGTTTCTTGCCAATTAGTATCTGCAACTTGCCAAAGTGGTGAATTAATATCAGCTGCTTCATCTTCAACTCCAATATTAACTCTAACTTTATATTCTCTCTCATCAAAATTTGTAAACTCATCATACGATATTGTGTCAGTGGTTTTAATATTTAGCACACAAGATGAACCTATAATTGGATTATAAAAATCATCATCATTTGTGTATTTAATAATAACTGGATTATCAGTTCCTACAATTGAAAATACATCGCCAACATAATCCTTTTTTAGAATTTGGACACTTCTTTTATTTCCCTTGATGTCTGAAAAATCAAGTTCATATTTAACTCCGTAAGCCATTATTTAAATCTATTTCTGTTTCGTTCTGCTCTTTGTAAAGCAACTACTAAATCTTGACCTCTTAAAACAAACTCTCCTTGCATTGCACCACCACTATTTCCTAACATACCTTTTAATTTATTTAATGGTGCTATAACTTCAGGGTTTGATCTTGCACCAGGATATTCTCCAACTAAAGCATTTGTTGGCGTTGATACAATACCTCCATTAGCCATAGGTACTGGCGACATCATACTACCCATACCACTTAATGCGGCAAAAACTGTTCTAAAATTTAAACCAAAAATCGCACCTATTATAGCCGACAATGCTGCTGCTACTAATAATCTTTTAATTAATGCTTCAAGTTGTTGCCCTATTTTTTTAAAAGCATTTTCACCCTCACCTAAATTAGCAAAAGCATCTACTAAGGTTGTACCAATAGTAGTTGCAAAAGACATTATCATGTCATTGTTTTTCTTTAATTCTTCAGCTAATGGTATTATTGCATTTTCTTTAAAATCAGTAATTTTTTGAGTTATAGTTTGCATAGATGTTGAAAAGCCATTTGTAACCATTGTGCTTTTATCCATTACTTGTTGCCAAGTCAAACCATATTTTGCAGTTTCTGTCGATGCAGTATGTAAGGATTTTGGTAAATCATTATTTAAAAGACCTATAACAGTTTGTAAACCTGTTCCTAATTTAAATGGATTTATACCTAATAATCCACCTCCCATTGCTTCATCATCTGAATCTGTTAGGGTAGTTGTTGGTGTATCAAAAGTTCCTTTTGGTTGTACTAAAGAAAAAGGTTGTCTGCTTTGATTTTTACCTAACGCTCCAATAAAGTCATTTTTTGCTATTGCATTTATATTGTTTTGCAATAGTTGTAATTCTGTATTAACTTTTTTAAGTGATAAAGGTTTGCCAATTATTCCCTCAATTAAATTTTTTGCATTGCTTATTTTTAATGCCATAAAAGCTGCTGATGCAACAGATAAAGCGACAATAGCTGCAGTTGCACTTGTAACCGCAGTTGCTATTGCAGTCGCTGCTGCCGCCATGGCACCTAAAAGAATTAAAAGTGGTGGTATAATAATCGCTAAACCACCAATACCAAGTATTATTCTTTGTGTGCTTGGTGATAGTTGTTCAAATGATTTAACTAATTCTCCAATCTTTTTAGATAAAGCAGGAACACCCTCTTTTAAATTTAATGCTTCTGCAATCTCTTTACCAAGTGTTGCAAGTGCTATATTCACATTATCTTTTAATGTACTAAATAATCCCTCTAAAGTTTGTGAAAGAACCTTTAAACCATCGTTAAAACGACCACCCTCGCCTGTTGCAAATTTAAAACCATCTTGTAAAATTTTAAAAGATATTTCACCTTCTGATGCCATATTCGATATTTCACTCCTTGCAACTCCCATTGACTTTGAAAGTATATCAAGAATCGGCACACCATTGTTTATAAACTGCCTTAAATCCCTTGTCATTACTCTACCCTCTGCAGCTGCTTGTCCAAATGCTACGGCTATACCTGTAAGGTTACCACCTGAAACTGCTGCAACATCACCCAACATTTTAAGAGATTCAAAAGCATCATCAGATGTTTGCCCAAATCCCATTAACATATTGTTTACTCTTGTAAGTTCCTCTAATTGTAGAGGTGTTTCTGCACTAAATTGAACCAATCTTTCAAATGCTTTTGCACCTTCCTCTGCTGATCCATTTAATGTATTTAATGTAACTTGTAATCTTTCAAATTTAGCTGCTTGTCTTACTGCTAAAGTACCAACTGCAAGTAAAGGAAGTGATAATCTTGTGGACAACATTTTACCTGTCCTTGTAGCTTGTTTGCTAAATTTCTCAATTTTACCCCTTGATTTATCAATATTAATATTGAACTGTGCAGTTTTTGCAATAAACTCGAATAATAATCTAAAATCATTGTTTGCCATAGTACAAAAATAACTATTTTTTATTCAACTTACTATTAATGAGTTCTTGATACTTTTCAAAATCTTCTCTCGATGTTTTAGCCGTATTTCTCTTTATGTTGTCTTGTGGTAATTCAAAGAGTTGGTGGGGTTTTATCATATCAGATTTCTTACCAACATTAACATTGTGAATCATTGTCGCAACAAAACGATGTTGTTCCCAAAGTGCATTTATTTGGATTACATACGATTCCGACATAAGTTTGTTTTCCTTAAATGTATTAGTCCAAAAGTCGTTAGGATTAATACCACAATAACCAATGTAAAAATCGGTTATGTCCTCCCATGAAGTTTTATCGGTTATTTTTTTTTTGAATCAGTTTGTGGATTCCTATTTAAACCTGCATTTAAATCATTACCCAAGATTCGAGATTCTGTCATTGCCTTGATAATCTTCTCAATATCCTCTGAAGTAATATCTTCAAGCCAATTACCAACATCGAAATTATCATAATCAATCTCTTTTTTGTTTTCTTGATCGTAAGTTAAAATACCTGCATATACTATCGTAATGATAGCTTTAAGTGAAACACCTTTTTCAAAAATACCTCCAATTTCATCAAGAGAAACATTAAGCATATCCGTAAAGGTTGCCCAAAAGTTCATACTAAAGTGTAGTGTACGATTCTTTCCCCCAATTTTAAGAGTGTAATATCCTCTTTGTTTTGTCATTTAAAATAGTTTACAATAACAAATATAACAATAACACATTAAAAATCAAGTGTTAGTTTGTAGATTCTGTGATAGCACCTGTAACTGTGATTGTTCCTGAATAAGTAACTGCTTCTTCCATTGCACCACTTATTTCACAACTTGACATAAAACCCTCTCCACTGTATATCGTATCACCAGTTGCTGCCGTACCGAACGTGAAGTCTATTTTTTGACGAGTTAAAAGTTTGTGTGCGATTTCTTTACCACCATTAGCATCAGTATAATCAACTAAACCATCAAAAGATATTTCTGCTGATCTTAAACCTGCGATTGATTCTGAAAATCCTGCTGAATCTTTTGTTGTGGCAGCTGCCATATCGTTAGTAAATGAAATGCTGCACGATGTAGTGTGTCCTATTGTAGCAGGAGATCCTGCATCATCTGCGATTTTGATTAAAAGGTTAGTACCATTGAAAACTGTTGAAGCCATAACTTATAATTTTTATACTACAAATATAATTAATTTTTGATTAATAATTTTCTAATGATATTATTCCAATTAGTTGTAAACCAACCATTGAAATTTCTGATCTTTTGTGCTAAATATTCAAATAATCTTGCCATAATTTATTTTTTATTGAATTTATCTAAAAGTTGTATTGTCTTAATGACTGTATAAACCAACGTTGCTATAATTAAAAGTGCTTGTAGTGCTTCATTTATCTGTGTCATACTTACTATATAAACTCCTAATCCTATTATTGTTGGTTTAAATCCTTCCATCTTAATTCATTTTAATTGCCATATATATATAAGTATCTCCGTTGTCATTTACACCTTGCTGACTACCCATTGTCCACCCATCACTATCAAAACTTGATACTGTATTAGATTCGCTATCTTCTACTGAATTTAAATCAGCAAATAATGTTTGTGGTGAAGATAAACCTCTTGCACTATCAAATATTCTCCAAGAATTACTACCATTAGTCTGTTTAATTAATAACCAATCAGGTTGAAACCCGAGACCAGTAATACTTTGTGTACTTCCGTTTCCTGTATAAGTTCCAAATTTGCTGTATCCTGCTACCGAATGAAAACAGTAACTAATCCATTCAGCACCTGCTGACGAAGTAACACTTTTAAATGTTGTACTTGTTGCATAGGTACCTGCAAAGTCAGATTTCGCATCATTGCTATTTAATATTAACTCGTCCCAACTACCATCTATAACATCAGTATACCAAAACCAAGAACCATTAGCACTTAACTTTTTGTAAAGTACAACATCAGGCTTACTGCTTAACCCGTGACCAATCGTATCAGAAGCACTGCTTGTAGAATTCCACTTCACTATGCTAAATCCATTTGCAGTATTTGTGTTTGTTACACTTGGTATTGTTCCATCAATATTAGATTGCCAAGTATTACCTGCTTTCCAAGCCCAAGCGATATAATTACCACCTGATTTATTAAACTTAACATTTTGTCCAGTATTATATGCTAAACTAAATCCATCTGAATCGAAAGAAGTTACTTGACTATCCTGATTTTGTAAATCATTACCATTTGGATATAAAAGACCTGTACCTCTAATGTTATCTGTA